AAACTCGTTGACATTGACAAGGATTTAGAAAATATAGACTATTGGAAAGTCAAGAAAGGAGTTATGAAAATGAGATATAACGATTATGGAGACTACTCAGAAGGTGGTTATGGAAACTACGGGAATTATGGTAGACGTGGAGTACCTGGTTCGGGCAGAGGAAGAAGTAGAAGTTATAGAGGCCACGACGAGGGTGAAGAGATGTTAGAAGATATGAGAGAAAGTTACAGTGCTTATTCTGAAAGCAGAAATGCTTACAGTAGAGGGAATTATGGAGCTGGACAAGAAAGTATGAAAGCTCTTGAAGACACGATGGAACTTTTCACTGAGTTTACACAAAAAATGATACAAGAAGTTGACTCTCCTGAAGCTAAACAAATCATCAGAAAACACTTGAGAAGAATTAGTCAGATGGGAGATATGTAATGTACAAATATTATAACGCTAATGCAAATAATAATTTCGTCAATGATTGTGTTATAAGAGCCATTTCAACAGCTGAAGACAAAAGTTGGGGTGAAACCTATGATGACTTAAGTCGAATCGCCAAGAAGAATGGTATATTATTAGATGATGTAAACTTCGTCGACCCTTTATTGGACTATCGATATGATAGAGTTGAAACCTATTCACATGAGACTGTTGGTGATTTTGCTGAGAGGTGTTCTGTCGGAACATATCTAATCACAATGCCTAATCACATTACGACAGTTATCGATGGAGTAGTGTATGATACATTCGATTGTAGAAACCGACCACTTTGGAATGTTTGGAAGGTTGAATAGAATTTTTAGAAAAAAAAGTTAGAATAACTATTTACATTTGAGACATTCTATCTTATAATAAAAGTATAAAAAGAATAGTAGAGATAGATATGTCTTGGGGACTATGAAATTCTATTTCTTATAAATTAGATACTGGTAAACATGCTAATTTGTGAGTTGGATTTGATAGTAAATGAGATGGGTAATATTTCTACATAAGAATAGTGAGAAATCACTAGGAGTATGTAGTAGCCCTTCTCGTTACTACAAATCCAACTTTTATTTTGTTAAAATTTTTATAAGGAGGTGCCTATTATGGCAGTAGTAAATTACGCAGAAGCTTATGAAAGAGCATTGGCTCAAGCTTACCCAAACGTTCTAAACTTTGGTGAATTATACAATACACCAAACAACAGAATTTACACATTTTTAAATGCTAAAACTATTCACATTCCTTCTATCTCAGTTAGTGGTAGAACAAATGTAAATAGAGATAGCATCGATGGAGTATTCCAAAGAAACGTAGACAATGACTACGAAGACAAAACTATGCAATTCTACAGAGAATGGTCAACATCTATTGACCCAGCAGATGTAGATGAAACAAACATGGTCTTAACAATCCAAAATGCAACTAAGGTTTTCAATGAAACACAAAAATTCCCAGAAAAAGATGCTTACTTAGTTAGTAAAGTATATGCTGACTGGACAGCACAAGGTGGTGTAGTTAACACTACAGCATTAGATGTTGATACAGTTCTTTCAGTATTTGATAAAATGATGGAAGACATGGATGAAGCATTAGTTCCTTTCAATGGAAGAATTTGCTATGTAACACCAGCTGTTAAAACATTACTAAAAAATGCTTCACAAATCGGACTTTCTAAAGATGTTACAAAACAAGGAAACATCAATAGAATAGTTAACAGATTAGATGAAGTTAAGTTAGTAACTGTTCCATCTGTTCTAATGAAAACTGCTTACACATTTAAAAAAGGATTTGCTGAAGCAGCAGGAGCTGGACAAATCAATATGTTCTTAGTTCATCCATCAGCAATCTTAACTCCTTCAAAATATTCTTTCGTTGGAGTTCAAGCACCAGCTGCTGGTACAAAAGGTGACTACATCTATTATGAAAAAGAATACTCTGATGTATTTATTTTGAATAATAGAACAGCTGCTATAGCTTTCAACGTTTCACCCTAGTCCAGCTCCTACTAAGGAGCTAACTGTTGATACTAGCGTTTCAGCTAGTGAAGACTTATTTGGAAAAACGATTGAAGACTTACAAGAAAACGTTGAAGTCGGAACAGACAGTATAACTGGTACATTAAAACATGTAGAAGATTACACTGGATTTAGTTCTGACCCAGCAATGCAATCTGGAAACTACTTAGTATTACATTGTACTACAAATAACAGTGACCCAATTACAGTTGAAGTAGTTGGTGGAACTTCTGGTCCAAGACAATTGGATGCCGATGGTATAATCGTACTAAGAATCGCTAATAAAGACACACAAACTATTCAAGTGGTTAGTGGAAGTCTAACAAAGAATTATTCTTTAACAGAATTAGTTCTTGAGAATGAATAATTTGGAGGTATAGACTATGTCAAGAAAAGATTTACTTGACCTAGCCAAAAACAAATTAGGTGAAATACTTAGGCCTCAGGATGGAGAAGTCCTAGCCAAGATTAGTGAAACTGTCATTGATGAGGCCTTAAGTATAGCTAACACGTCTGAGAGTGAGAAATCACTAACTGATTTGAAAGCACCCATTGTCGAGGCTATAGTCATAGCATACCAAAATAGAGGTAGCGAAGGTCTTAAGTCACAGTCTGAGTTGGGTCAATCCAATTCATTTGTTGACTGGATGGAATACCTTCGAACAGCTATAATCAATGGAGGAAAGAGGTATTTGTTTTGAGAATAATTGATTTGGAGAAAGTTACTCTTTATGAAGTAACGAAAGGTCGAAAGCCTGATGGCGACCCAACCGAAACTCATAATAAAATTGACATTTACGATGCTGGAGTTCAGTATTTGGACGACAGTGTAGCAGCTTCAATCTATGGGGCTAATGTCAACAAGACATATAGAGTCTCTTCACTTCATTTTGCATTAGAAGAATATCTTCTTCCAAAAATTAACAATAAACCCGACAATCTGACTAACTATTTAATTGGTTATTCAGGAAACAAGTTCAAACTTGAAAGGGTTACTCCAAAGTACATTGATATGAGTTGGAGGTAGTACTTATGGCAAACATCAACGCGAATGTAAAGTTTTTTGCTAAGTTAGATAATTTAGCTTCTGGAAAAAGATTAGAAGAATTTGTACAACGTCAAGCTGAAGAATGCTGGGAACAAATTGTGACTACCACTCCACCTCAAGTACAGACTGGTCAATATATTGCTTCCATTCAAGTACGAGATGTGCAAAGGTCTGGAAATGAAATATTTGCAGAGGTCTTTACTGATTTGAGATTGGATTGGCACAATGTCTTTCTGGCTGAGTTATTGGAACACGGGACTGGTATTTATCGTGAGGATGGTACTGGTAGACAAACTCCTTGGACTTATTATAATGATAGGTGGAAGAGATTTGTTTTCACTCGTGGTATTAAGCCGATGCCTCATTGGACTCCAGCTTATCAGATGCAAACAGTTAAAATGAAGGAGGGTCTACGTCATGTCTTTAATTAACAAATTTAGAATTATGATACAAACTGAGCTTGATAAAATAGAAGGTTTAGATGCTGGCAAAATCGTTTCTGATGACGCTATTGTCGAAGACCAATATCACTATGGCTATGAAGTTAGCAGCTCAGTTATTTCTAAGAATATTGGTTACGACAATGATAATATGGTTCTCCAAGTAACCGGTTATCTGACCACAAAGGGTGGAGACCTAGAAACATTTGACAGATATACAGATTCGATTTGCGAAGCTTTATCGACACTTAATATAAAATATACGACCAAAGATATTACAACGTACGATACTACAAAGAAGACTTTGATTAGTGGAAATGTGGTTTTGAACACTTTGGACAAGACTCTTCGATAAAACGAAAGCTCAAAATCAATTTTAAGGAACTTTTATAAAGCTACTAATATAAAATCATATTCTAAAAGGAGGTATTATTATGGATCCAGATGCAGTAGTTCAAGTTGCAACACTTGGTACTAAATTAGAAGTTCAAGTTAACAATGTTTGGAAAAGAATACATGGTTTAGCTTCTACTCCAGATTTCGGTGGAGAACCTAACACTATTGACAGTACTACTTTGGATAATACAAAGTATGAAACTTCAGTACAAGGTTTACAACCAGCCGTTGCTCTTTCTTATGAAATCAACGTACAACAGTTATCAGACGAAGATGCTAACTTAAGAGTAGTCAAAGCATTAGCAGATGCAGGTTCTACCAATAAGTGGAAACTTACAAAAGCTTCAGGAGTTACGTTCGAGTATGACGCTAAAACTTCAATTTCTTATAATGCAGACGACCAAGCTGCAATTGAGAAATTTACAATACACCATGATTTAAAAGGAGACATTACTGTCACATTACCTGCCTAAGTTTTAGTGATGGAGAAATGGCAGTAATGACAATAAACTTTTTAGCCAACTAGTTTTCTCAGACTTTCTCCCTGAGTTTTTGGGTTGGCTATATTTGTAATTATAAAAGGAGAAAGATAATTATGGACAATGAAGAAATTTTAGTAATTGGTGAAGAAGAGTTTCATTTTAAACTCCCAAGTAAAGAAATTGTTAGATTAGAAAAATTATATGGAAAAAATATTTTTGAAATATTCGAAAGTCTATCATTTGGGACTATAGCGGATATTTTAGAAGCTGCTTTAGTTAAACCAGAGGGGGTTGACAAATTCGATATGATGGACAAACTATTGACTAAATACACAATTATCGAGTTGGGTCAAGACATTTTACAAAAAATAGCAGTAAAATCAGGTTTATTGAAAGTTAAAGACTTAGAAAATAACGATGGAGAAGCTGAAGCAAAAAACGTCTAAAGGAGTATGTTAGTGACCCTTTGGCTGGCTTCCATTTGGTTCATACAATTTATATCGAATTAACTAAACTAGGATGTGAGCTCAGAGAATTATATGATTACTCTGTCAAAGAGTTACTATTCATGCTCAAGTATAAAAGAGAGGGTTTAGCCGAAACAACTTGGAAACAGGGACTGATCGTTAGAGCTGCATATTCTAGAAATTCTTTCCCGAAAAATCCTCGAGAAATATTTTTGGATTTATATGAAGAAACTTATAAAAAGAAAAAAGTTCCAATTCCAGACTGGCTAAGAGAAGACTATGAAAAGAGGCTAAACGAAAGAGTTCTAAGATCTAATTAGAAAGAGGTGAGATTATGGATGAGGAATTTAAGGTCAGGTTTGTCGTTGACATGGGTGACACTGAAAAACGTGTAAAGCGTTTGAAAAATGACTTTGTCTCAATAGAAAATAATGAAATTCACTTCAAGTCTAATATCGGAGACATCAATAAAAATGCGAATTCTGTTTTTAAGAATTTACGTTCAATGATGGAAGGTGTCAATAGGAATCCCATTTGGTCTAATGCCAAAAAACAAGAATACCTAAACTTTTTCAAAGGTATGGAACAAACCGCGAGTAAGGCTTTCCAGGTGATGGAGGCTAAATATTCTCGATTCTCTCAGGAATTGGCTAGCTGGAATGCCCAGAAAGAAGCGTTACAACTAGAAGTCAACCTAAGGGATGGCCAGATGGAAGAAATCCGACACCAGATTGACGAAGAGATGTCTAAACCTAGTCGAGTGGGTACTTATGATGACTTGGTGAAAATGCAAGCCGAATATAACAAATTGACTAATATGAAACTCCCTTATGAGAAGGCAGCCCAAAAAGCTCAAGAACAGGGGAACACTCTGAGCTATCAAAATTGGCTAAACGATCTGCAACGAATTGACGAATACCAGAAAAAAATAAGAGAAGACATGGAAAACTTCCAAATTGGGAAATCAACAGGTGGCCCAGACTATGACAAAATTAACGCCTTGAGAGAAAAGTGGGACCAACTCCAAAAGGAAAACGAGAAACTTGACCTCGAAATTACCAAGATGGGTAACAATCCAGCAATGGAAAAGAAACGTCAAGAACTTGAGGCAATTCGAGTAGAATATGGCAAATTGATGTCTGACCTACAAGGAAATCCTCTGGATGACCAATTTAAGTCACAGACCTTACAACCATTGGATCCACAAGTTGAAAATCTAAACAATGGATTAGATCGATCTGGAATGAAAATCAAGTGGAACACTAAGCTCACTGAGGCTTGGGGTAAAATGATGAGTCGTTTGAAGTCAAGGGTTATGTTTAGTATTGTTTCGATGCTTAATCCGATTCGATTGATGCGTCAGGCTTGGAGTAGTTTTTTAGACCAAAACATTAAAACTAAAAACACTCTCAACATGATTAGTCTAAATCTACAAAGAGTCGTTGCTCCAGTTCTTCAGAGAATAGCCAATTTTATTTTTAAAATGGCTAAATATGCAAATGTTTTGACCAAAGCTTGGTTCAATGTGGATTTATTTGATAGATCTGTTATAAGTGGGGAAAAAGTTAAAGAGCAAATGAGAGAACTTAATCAGATGACTGCAGGCTTCGATGAACTAAATGTCTTCCAAGATAAAAACCAGACTTTGGATGAGACCGAGCTACCAGTTGTTGATACTTCTAAACTCGAGGATTGGGCTAAAAGTGGATTTGGAAAAAAAGTAGGAGATGTTCTAAATTGGGCTCTTGAACATCCTCTTGAAACAGCCGGAATTTTACTTGGAACCAAACTTCTAGGTGGACTTTTTGGTAAAGGTATAGGAGTTTTATTCAAGAAAGGTCTTTCAAAGTTATTTGGGGGTAGTGAAGCTACAAAAGGTGCTGTCACAGGAGGAAGTCTTCTTGGAAAAATCTTTGGAAAAGAATTATATGCTGGAATGAACGGAAAGGCTGTCACAGTTGGAAAATTACTCGGTGGTATAGCATTAACAGCTGGTGGAACAGCATTAGCGATTTCACAAGCAGCCAGTGCTGGAAAGAATTGGCAGGATCTATCCACCGGAGCCAAAATTGGAAAAACTGCTTTGGTCGGATTGGGTTCAGCTGCTGCAGGACTTGGAGCCATTATGTTGGGAGCATCTGGACCAGTTGGTTGGGCTGTGGCTGGAGGAGTAGCTCTTGTCTCATTTGCCGTGGGAATGAGTCGAGTCCAAGATGGGTTTAAATCTTTGAAAAAAGAACAAGAGGAATTAGCTACAGCTCAGACTAATGCTTTAGAGGCTAATAACAATTACCTTACCGCGACTGCCAATTTGGCTAATACAATGTCTCAACTCGAACAATTAGAAAGACAAACTGGACTTTCAGGAGCAGAATTAGCAGCTCAGGTCGATGCTGGTTCAATCTCAGTTGATAATATGACTTCTTCTCAGATGGCTGTTTATGCTGCCTATCTACAAAATCAGGAAGCTATTCGTCAATTAAAAGAAGCCCAAGATGCAAAAACTGAAGCTGATAAACAAGCTGTTATCCAAGCCTTAAGAGTCGAAGCTGTAAATGCAATCGAGTCAGAATCTTACGATAATCTAAGAGAAAAAGTTGTTAAAGCTTGGCAAGATGGTTCGATTAGTGCTCAAGAAGCTGGAGATATTCTTTCTCGAACTTTAGCCCATGCCGATGATGAAACCCAAAAGACATTTGGAGAAAGTATTCCTAAAGAAATGCAAGAAGCCTTCAACCCAGACAAATATGAGTCTGGCTGGAGAAAATTTGGTACAAGCTTCAAAAATGCAATGGACGGAATCGGCAATTGGTTTAAAAAGAAATGGGAAGGAATTAAGAATTGGTGGAATGGTCTATGGGGTAAAAATCAAACTCCACAACCTAACACCCCTTCTGGACCAAACGGTGAGAGCTGGTCTGGAGCATCCTATGCAGTTGGTACAAATTACGTACCGAATGACCAATTAGCTTTAGTCCACAAAGGAGAAGCTATTATCCCAGCGAAATATAATAATGAGAAGACTTTTGGAAATCACGATGCTTATTTGAAAAGCACACTAGACAGTATGAATTCTGAAATAGCCAGTCTAAGAAATCTAATCAACCAGGGAATTCCAGTTACTGGAGAATTCGTACAAAGAGGTTCAGACCTTTATGCTACAGTGGAGAAAGCCAGAAGCAAGAAAGGAAATCAACCTTTAAGCAATCCAGCTTATGCAAGATAGGAGGTAATTAATATGGCAAAACCCTTATTCTTATTCGATGGGGCT